AGCTCACTAGATCTGCTGTTGCAAAGCTGGAGCCACCCACCGCAGCCCTTGAGCCCTGCTAGCATCTTCTGATTCTTCACTGGATCCTCTGCCAGCTGCCAGGAGGTCCCAGGTGGATTGTCCCTGCCATAGCGACCAACGGCCTCCAGGAGCTGACCCCAGGTGATGTCACTATCATCCAGCTCGAGAGCCCTCCTACTTGGAAGATGCTTGAGCAGTAACCCTGGACGAGGCCAGGAAACCAGCTCATCAGACCTGAGAAAGGAGGCCACCGCCTCTAGCAGCTCATCAGATGAGACATCTCTAAGAAGCCTCCTGTAAACCTCCACACCCCGGGCCATGCCCTTTGGGGTTCCATACATTGCAGGGGCCTTGCATCCTCCTGCTATCAATAGGCCAAAGGCCATTTCCACAACGTCTGCTGACAGTAGATTCTCTTCGCTCATGTTCCCTCCTCAAGGCGCAGTTTGCGAGCAGCTCCCAGGATTGAGAGCGGGTCTGATTTATCTGTGATGGTGCCCTCAGGCATCTCCGCCATCGTAGCATACTGGTCAAACTTGGACCGCTGAAGGACGGTGTCAATGGTGTACCCATTCTCTCTTAGGAAGACAGCCCTTGGATGCTGGCTGGTGTGATACCACCTCAACACATCAAAGAGCACCTTCTCACCATGCTCTAAGAGTCTGGCCTTGATGGCCTCCTTCCTCTTCTTGGTGAACTTCAGTGCTCGCTTGTCATTGTACATGGCGTCCTTGTCCCCTCTCCCTATTTCGTGGTTGATGTCTACCCAAATCTCCGTCCACCACTCTTTTGACCAAAGTGGGTAGACAGAAACTGTCTCAATCTGAGGCTCTTTCTTTTTGGGTATTTCCTTGGGTAGTTCCTTGGGTAGTTCTTTGGGTAGATAGGTGGCAGATTCTGCCGGGGGGGTAGGCAAATCCTGCCTGGGGGGTAGGCAGATATTGCCGGGGGGTGTGGCAGATTCTGCCAGGGTCAGCACGGTAGGGTAGGCAGATCCTGCCAGGGTCAAGGCCTCAGCATTGATGATGCAGTAGTCACTGGTTCCAGGCCTTTTGAGCCTCTTGATGTAGCCCCTCTCCATCAGCTTGGAGAGCTTCTCTCTGACTGATCTGGGGGAGAGCTTGCAATCCCTGGAAAGCAGCTGCTGGGAGGCCCACATTGATCCACCACTGTCAGCCCTCAGCACGATGGCCACCATGACAGCAAACTCCCCTGAGCTGATCTCCTGATTGTCTCTAAGGGCTCTCAAAGCTGTCAAAGGGTTGAACGACATCCCCTGCCTCCTCTAGTTGCTGAATAGCGATAACCACCCTTCCTGGTGAACTCTTCTCTGAATACAGGCTCCTGACCCTCAGGTCTATGACCTGCTTGTCATTGTCGATCAGTCCAGCCTTCTGAACGGCATCCAGCACGGCCTTCGCCACATTGTCTGCATCTGGGAGGGCTGCCCTGATGAGCAGACCCTCTGGATCCTTCTTCCTGCATAGCCTGAGGGGTCTCTTGGCTATGGCGTCAATATGAACCCTCACAGGAGTCATGATGGGCCCTGACTTCCACTGACTCCGCATGATGGTGACAGCTGCCTTCTCCCACTTGGCTGTCGTTGCTGGTGTATAGGCACGGGCATAGCCACCCCTAAAGGTGACACGAGGCCTTCCCTTTCCTTTGGGCTCTATTTCAAGCGTCAATATGTGCGTCATGATCTTGACCTCTTGACTTCTTCTTGGCGCTCATAGACCTCAAGAGCACTTTTCTTCAGCTGTTGGGCGCTCTTGTCGAACTGGGTGGCAAGATACCAGGCATGCGCAGGATCACCATCCTCCAAAGCCTTCACGATGGCGGCATATCCATCCAGGAAGGGAGGGAGCTTGTTCAGCAGTCTGCTAGCAAAATCCATGAGATCCCCCTGAGGTACATTTTTGTACACTTGGAGCGCATGTAGGTACACTTGAGTCATTTTGAATACTTAGCGATCCTGGCTCCAGATAAAGAGCCTGTTCAGCGCAGGAGCTGGAGCAACAGATCACGGACCTTTCAAGGTGCTGAGATTCCACAATCAATGCCAGGTCTCCTGCCTGGAGTCGTGACCGGCACGAGTGGCAGGGGTAGCCCCCACCACTAGTGCTGGTGATTCTGAAGCGTTTCACTCTGTCCATCTCACATCCCTGGCTGGCTCATGAGAGCCCATGTGAAGAATGAGATGAGACCAAAGCAGACCACACCATCCAGGAGATCACCCATGGGTCTCCTCCTTGATGCGCTTCATCAGGTCTCTCAGGGTCTCCCTGGACATCTGCTCAAGAGGCTGCTGGAATCCAAAGCCCTCAGCAGCATCACTGAGGACCCTGAGAGAGTCAATGGAGCCATTGATCCTGCGACAGTTCTCCAGGAATGCCCTCAGGTCGGGGCCTGAGTGACCGGCGGCCCTGTTCCCATCATCATCCACCGCCGGCAGTCCAAGAGCAGCCTGGATGCCATAGCGCCGCAGATAGGTCGTGGCCGCCATGGTCTTCTGTGGGTCCTGCTTCCCTCCAATGGGGCATTTCGCGGTGGACCTGATCCAGCCACCCTCCTCATGGAGGAGAGCAGTGGTCACAGTGGCCAGCTGTCCATCATTGTCCCACCCGATGTGCTGGGTAAGAAGAACTCCCTCAGCTCTCAATGCTGGGAGCACAGTGGCAAGGATGCTGTTGATGTCAGCATAAGCGTTCCCAAAATGGGCGTTTTTACTGTCCTTTACAACAGGATCCATGGTCCCCTGAGCCATGATGAGGGCTTTGATGAGGGGCTTGAGTGCCCCCCCTTGTTCGTAAGTTTCAACTATCTTGCTGGTTTCCATCTGTTCCCTCCTTACTTGGATCTGATGGTGAGTGATTGAAGGGTCTCCAGGTGAGCCCCTGGAATGTCCTCTCCTCCCTTGAGGGCCTTGAGGATGTCTTGAGTATTAGCAGATCTGGTCACCTTGACCTGAACAAAATCCTCAGGGATTTGATCCAAGTCATCGACAATGGCCTTAGGACGTTTGGCAAGCCATGCCTTCCCCCAATGGCCTTCAGCCTTTCCATCTCCATCCAGCTGCTCCTTGATGAGCAGGAGCATGGAGATTCTGGCTTTGAAGCGCTGTCTCTTGTTTTGCCACTGCGTCCGTCGGAGGGTGTAGATTTCAACTAGCTCCTTGTTCTCCTCAGCCATGACACGGCATTTCTCCTGCATATAGAAGAGGTAGTTGATTGGGTTTTCTATGCCCTCAAGCAGTTCTTCCAGTTCCTGAGCAGACTCATCTGAAAGCTCTCCAAAGCTCTCAGATAGCCTGTCCATCAGTTCTAAGGCTCTCTCTCTGATTTCAAACTCTTTCATGAGTGACCTCCCTCATCCTTGTGAGGACAAAATCTGGAGCTGTGGCGGCCCCCACAGATGCTGCATGTGTAAGCTCTTTTCTTCTGCACCTTCAAGGGGCTGGAAGTGACCTCCACAGTCTCCTGAATGAGTGAATTGCAGACCCCTCCAATGCTCCATGAATCAGGATGGGAGTCTCCATCCTCCTGGACCACTAGTCCTGTGATTGTGATGTGGTGATACTTGTCAGCCATTGGATCCCTCCTTTGAGATGTAGGCTTTTGGGTGGAGAGGAACAGGCTCCAGACCTCTGGAGATCCTGCCCTCATTGTGAAAGTCAAAACACTGGCGGCACACGGGCTGTGAGCGCCCTCCGATGGTGATGGCTGGCTCATGGTCACCATTGATGGTGATCATGGTTCTCAAGCCAATCTGCTTGCATCCAGCGCAGGCGACAAAGACCATCATCATCCCTCACCTCCTGTGTAGTCGCCAGGGTAGCTCCTGACGCAGCTGGTGGTGATGACTGAGATGTTCATCACAAAGAAGTGACGCTCAAAAAGAATGAGGTCATACCCCTCCTTAGGGTAGGTCTCCTTCTTGGTTTTCTTGGAGGCAGTTGCTACGGACTCCAGGATGTCATCCAGCTGGATGTGGTCATCAGGATGAGAATGGAAGGTGAGGTTCCCTCTGGCGTCAATGTCAACTCCAAGCAGGCTGATGCTCTTGTCTGACAGTTGAAGACTGACAAGGTTCATCAGGGTATGCCCTGCTCCAAGAATGGCGCTCATTTGTTCTTGACTGAGGCTCATGGTGTCCCTCCTTTCTGGGTTTTTGCTCTGTAGCTAGGGCGCTTTTTGACCTCTCGCAGCACAGTGCCGGGAGGCAACAGGACCAGTCGAGAAATCTCTTTACCCACGCCATCCATGCTGGTGTATCGATCTACGCGACGCATTAGAACCGCGCCAGGATGCCGTCTAAGCACGGCCGCCCAATAGTAGGCGCTGGACTGCCTACGGGCCTCCAGCCTCGCCACGTATGCCTCTGGCGTGATTCTGCGGCCTGCTGGCTGGGTGTAATAGTGTCCGGCAAAGCTTGAGCGCGTGAGGCGGTAGATCTTGCCGGGTTGGGTTTGGTTGGCGGTGGTTGCCATGGTGTCCCTCCTTTGAGACTCCTGCTGTCAGTAGCAGGCCCAGTCCCAGGAGCCCTGAGGCCCCTGAGATAGGGTCTGGCACTGACTATTGAGCAGCCTTTTTGGCCATGCACTGCTCAGCAAAAGCTTGACGTTGAGACTCCTCGTACTCCTGTTCAATCTTGATGCAGGTGTAATGCCACCTCAATCGCTTGATGAATGGGCTCTTTGACCAGCAAAGCTCTACATCCTTTTGAAGCCTGATGTGCTTAGGATCTGGAGTGCTGCCGTGGGTTCTCAAGCCAGCCTCGTCAAATACTCGGACACATGCCTGCTCTAGTCTGTCGCGGCATCTGAACTTACTCTCACACTGTTGGAAAAGGTGCTCCAATGGCTTGACCACCCCTTCAGGAACCTCAACAGCAGCTTCAAGACGCTTGAAATAGGCCGCAACAAGATATTGACGATGCTTGATGCTGTCGTCACTGTTCGGGTCTTTGCGAGCGTTGTGATGGCTACAGCTCAGGATCAGCTTGACTTTGTTGTTCAT